ATCAGCATCTATCATCAAATTTATTGAAGCTATCATGACTGAAGACCATGCAAATGCTCATAAATATCTGAAAGATACCATCAATAAAAAGATTCAGGAGAAAATTTCTCAAGAAATTGAAAAACCTTTGTTCTAAAACATAAAAAAGTTATATCAAATCTCTAAATAATATTATGAAGAAAAACAAACAGAATCTTTTCTCTGAAGACGTTCAAAAAAGTCTCGGTCTTTCCGACGAATCCGTTAGTGCTATCCAAAAAGCATTGGAAGCTAAAGTAGATCTTGCAGTTGAAGCTGCATTGGTTGAACAGGATGAAGTGTATGCTACTAAATTGGGATCGGTCATGGAATCGCTCGATAAAGATCGCACCATCAAAATGAAAAAATTGATGGAAGCTTTTGATAAAGATAAGACTACCAAATTAGTTAAAGTTGTTAAGAAATACGAAAGAGAACAGCAAGTTGATCTAATTAGATTTAAAAAACAACTCACTGAATCTGTTAGTGCCTATTTGGAAGAATTTTTGAGTGAATCCATTCCTGCTAAAGATATTGAGCAAGCAGTTAAGAATAAAACCGCTATGAACGTGTTGGGAAATCTCCGCAAAGTGTTTGCAATTGATTCTGCTATCATGAAAGAATCTGTGTCCGATGCAATTCTACAAGGTAAAAATGAATTGGATAAACTTCGTAATGAGAACGCTTCTTTGAAGAGCAATCTCAAAGTTATCACTGAAGAGAAAAATAACACACAAGTTAAACTCTTCCTCGAAGGTAAAACTTCCAAGTATCCTGAATCTAAAAAGAACTTCATCAAGAAAGCTCTTGGCGATAAATCCCTTACCTTTATCAAAGAAAATTTCGATTACACCGTGCGTCTCTTTGAAAAACAAGAGAAAAAACAACTTGAAGTAATCAAGGAAGAAGCTCTCCAAAACCGTAAACATAAGCCAGATTTCGTGAAAAATCAAAAAATTATCACGGAACAAGTAAGTAATGATGTAGAGGAGAATGATCCTTATCTGAGTGTCCTTCAAACGATGGAATTCAGAAGATAATTTCCACCCCGCACTATGAGGAATTAATTCCTGAACAAATGTGAATAGAAAATCAAATATATATGAATATCCCACAAACTGATTTAAATGGCTCAAAAATGCAACGCGCAGTCGCTAAATGGCGTAAAGTGCTGGACTATAGCTCGAACTCGATTCCTGCTATCCAGAACGAACACGTCTATAAGACAACCGCTATGCTGCTTGAGAACCAAGAACAGTGGTGCTTTCAAGAATCAAACAACGCTGGTAGTAACGGCGTTTTTGGCGCAACGTCTTCCATTGGCAATGGTATCGCTAACAGCGACTCCTATGCTGCTGGTGATGCTCGTTTGCCAAAGATTCTGATTCCTATGATTAGACGTACTTTCCCAGAATTGATTTCTAATGAAATCGTCGGTGTCCAGCCAATGGGCGGTCCTGTCGGACTCGCCTTCGCTCTCCGTTATGCTTATCAAGGCGAAACCCTTGGTGCAGACGGTGTTGATGGCAAAGCATTCACCTCTACTTCCCGTGGCAACCAGCCTTGGGATCAGTATGCAGGTGGTACAGGTCTTCCGAACGACGAAATGGGCTATCAATTACTGGACACACGTTTCACTGGCACATCTGCTGGTTTCCTCTCTGGTCATGCTGAGTGGACATTCGCAGATCAAGACCGTGGTATTGCTGAACTATTGAGTAATTACGAATTGACAGGTAAAATCCCTCAAATCGAACTCAAGTTTGACAAAACTGCTGTTGAAGCTGGGACACGTAGACTTGCAACTCGTTGGAGTGTTGAGTTGGAACAAGACATCAAAAACATGAACGGCATCGATATCGATGGAGAACTTACGAATGCTATGTCGTATGAGATCCAAGCTGAAATCGACCGTGAAGTTGTGATGCGTATGATCCAAACAGCCTTTAATGCTGGTGCTGGCGCAGGTTTCTCCATCTGGAGTCCTGTTAGTGCGGATGGTCGTTGGACTGCTGAAAGAAATATTACCTTCTATCAACGCCTTATTATCGAAAGTGGTCGTATGGCTGCTCGTAACCGTAGAGGTGCCGCTAACTTTGTTATCGCCACTCCTCGCGTTTGCAGCATCCTCGAAATGCTTCCTGACTTTAAGGTTTACGAAATCAACGGAACCGTTTCGACGGCTGGTGTTGGTATCGCAAAAGTTGGTACTGTTGGTAGCCGCTGGACGGTTTATCGTGATACTCGGACTGAAGTTCAGAACACTTCACTCTATAGCCCTAACTACTACTCTGGTCAAACCAGCGGTGTAGAATATGCGCTATTGGGTTACAAAGGTTCTGAATACTATGACACAGGTATTATTTACTGCCCATACATCCCGATTATGGTGCAACGCACAATTGGACCGAATGATTTCGCTCCTCGCGTTGGACTCATGACCCGTTATGGTATTGTAAACAATATCTTCGGTGCTAATCTTTATTATCACCTGATCATTGTCAAAGGTCTTGGTACTGCGTTTACACCTGGTTCTGTTAGCACTTACCTGTAAGTCTAATTTAGCAGACACGCTGAACAAATTTGAAACCCGATGCACCGAAGAGCATCGGGTTTCCTCGTTTATACGTTAAATAATATCAATGCAATTATTCAATCAATTTTTCCAAATCCACGAAAGTCTTGATAATCCATACCCTTGGAAGAATACGTTCAAAACCGAAGAAGTCGTAGATGATTGGGATGATAGTGGAGATGAATATCCCAAAGATGTTCTTACACCAACTCAAATAATACATTTCAAAACAGATGAAGGTGTTCCATACATTTGGTATGCAAAGCAAAATAGATACAACGATAAATATTGGGAAATTGCATTCGGGATTGTTGAAAAAGATAAAGGAGATGGTGGCTATGAAACAAATATTGAAAAAACGGGAACAGGCAATGCATTTCGTGTATTCGCTACAGTAATTGAAATTACAAATTATTTCGTGGAATGGGATGGAGATAATTATGAAGTTCAAAATTTAACCTTTTCATCTAAAGGTAATAACCGAACATCTCTTTATAAAAAATATCTAGTTCCCCGAATTGAAAATTTTGAAATATCTGATGAACAGAAAAATGGTGATGAAACAGAAATCCATCTTCAACGTAATTTCTAAAATTTGATCAATTTTGCTAAATAATAATATGAGCATTTTTACGTTCCAACAAAACCTTCTTTCCGCTGAAAAAACTGGTAATCCTAATCTTACCAATACTACACTCTCCGCAACAGGTGTCACATTCCTATCTGGTGCTAACGTAGTTGTTGCAACTAGACAATTAGGTGTGGTATCTCTGTCCACTACTGATGTGGGTATTGCATTCGATCCTGTTGAATTTTCAGTAGGCTCTACAGTTAATACCGCATCTGCATTCTCCCTTGCTGCTTATCCAAGTGTCACGGTAAATGTTCTTGGTTCAAGATTTAATATTCCAGCATCGCTTCACAATACTCAAATGGCTATCGTGAATACTGATAATTCATATTCTGTGTTCCCATTCCTGAGTTCTGTCACGACTGTTCCAACATCAGCATTCTCAGAAACCTTCTCTGTATCTACCCCTGATGCTCGTAGAAAGAGATTGCTAGGATATTAATAATAAGATACTTTTAATCTTTATTGGTATATGAAAGCACACGGTTGATTCGTGTGCTTTTCTCTTAAATAGTAATATGTATAATAGGGGAAGTGGTTCAGGCGCAGAATCCAAAAGAACTGACGAATCATTTTATAGTGGTATTGTCGTGAAGAACGATGATCCTTTGAAATTGAATAGAGTAAAAATTTATATTCCCGAATTATCTAACCAACCTTTTGACAATTGGTTGGAAGAATACGATGAAATCAATGTTAAAATGGCAGGTGTCAATAATCCAACTGATAATTGGAACGACATTGCAATATTTAAAGAAATAGCCAATAACCTCCCATGGGCAGACCCATGCTACCCAATAATCGGTGAATCGGGAAATGCTCGATATTACCAAAACGATGAAGATAGTATTTCAACTATTTCTGATTGTAATTATGAAGAAGGGTTTCAAGTGAATGATGAAGAACCCCCAACATTACAAACGGGATCATTCTCACCAGCATTTATCTATGAAAACAAAGATACCATTATGGGAGACGCTTTCAATAAACCAATTGATGTATTCTCTGTGAAGTGTAATACATAT